TTTGTGTGCTTTTTAACAATTCCTCAGATGTCCACATATTACCTGTCGGAACAACCAAAAGCACTGCCTGAGAAGATGCTATTTTTTTTCCTCTTTCATCCACTTGGTCTTCAAGTGCTTGCAATCCAGCCTGCAAAGATGATACAGACAAATCTGCTTGTGTTGCAGGTGTATTGGCTTGAGTGCTACCACCTAACAAAAGATGGTTTACACTGAAAAGCGGAACTCCATCAAAACCATTAGTTGAGAATCCATTGTTAAATACATTGGCAGAGACTACCTCAACCGTAGAGATAGCACTTCTCTTTAATGCCTCTGGGAATTTATTAAAAGTTTCTGGCTCATATTGATTATCCTCTACTGCCTCTTCGGTGATTTCGTAACCTAACGCATAAGTCTTCGGCACGAAGTTTGTGCTTATTCCTGGATAGAGGCTATCATATTGAGCTGGTGAACCTTCCGTCTTTTCTGGAAAATTCCCAAATCCTGATAAATAACTATCCTTTTCTAACTGTTTCTTACTTGAACCAACTACGAAGATTTTGGCATACTCTTCATCCCAGCCTTTTAAACCATCTAACCAGATTTCGTTTAGGCCAACATCAAGAGTATCCACTATCTGTGAACGTGTTATAGCCATTTTGTATACTCCTTATGTTTTACACGCCTGCAACTGTGCCTGAGAAGAAATTCTCAATTATCTGCACAATTAAATCAACGTGTTCGCCCCAAGCATTATCTGGGTCTTCAAGTTTATCTATAATCTTGCACTGGGCTGTTGCTGTGCCTAAACCTCCTGAGTTTAATTCGTGTCCTGATTTCCCTAAAGTAGTATCCCCTGCACCTGCTATGTGGTCTGCTGTTGCAAATCTATCTGTTTCATTTACTGCTGTTCCTGTGCTTGCCTGAACTACGAACCATTGCCCAGAAAGTGCAAGCGCCACATCTACATAACCAGCAGTAGAGGCAGGTAAATAATTTTGAGAAACGGAGCTTCTTTCGCTTCCTGCAGCAACTCCATTGCTATCATAAATACCTACACAAGCACCCAAGACCACTGTAGCATCTCCTGCTGCCGCTGGCGCTACGTTGCCATCTGACTCAGCCTTGATTAAATCACCGAGGAATATGGCAGTTGCATTTGCACTATCTACAGGGAATCTTCGGACAACTATTTTTGCTGGACTTAAAGCGTAAGGTCTAAATCCAGCAACATTATCCCTATTTGGCATCAATTACCTCCTTGTTTATTTCATACCAAGTTGTTCTTTTGTTTGAATACCTTTTAAAGTTGGATGTATGCCCTGAAGTTCTTTTAGGTCAATACCTTCTTTTAATGTTTTATCTACATCTTCTATGGGTTTTCTTGTTCTTTCTGCTTTTATTTTTTGTTTCTGTTCATAGATTTTTTTAGGTATATAACCCAAAATTAAATCACCATAACGAATTAAACCATCAGGTGCACGGTAAAGTTTTATATTAAACCGCTTTTCTAAGGCGTCTATATGTTCCTTTGGAACTATTCTCCACAAACCACCAATGTAATTTGAGGTTTTAATACTTATGTTCTTATGGTCATCCCTTAACCATCTATACTCAAATTCTGGGTCTTTTGCTGATAATCTAAGCGGGTCATTGACTGTCCAATCCTTGATTACAGATATATCGGGCCATTCATCGATAGCTTGCTGTTTCGTTTCCAGAATTATTTTTTGTTCAGTAATTTTATCTTCCGCCATTTTATTTGCCTCCTCTTTTTGATTTTGCTAAAGCATATTTTTTTTCCGCTTCGGCTTGTGTTAAATGCGGGAACATATTATGCGCTGATTCCTTTTCATATTCCGTAAGCGCTGGAATTTTTAATTTAGGAGGTGAGCCTGTCGGCGATTCCACGCTCAATTCTTCAGACCGTCTATTTCGGTCAGGTTTAATTAAGTTTTTCTGATAATTTTCTTCCGCCTCTTTAGCCGCCTTGGATAAACCACGAGGAATCCTGTTATAATTTTCATCTATCCATATTCTTGACATTTCCTTATATCTTGGGTCTTCCTTATCATTTATCCAGTCGTCGTAAGTTGTTTTAACAAATTCTGCATCCTCTTGACGAATACGCAATTCCTCTTTTTGAGCTTCTTCAACAGACATTTTTTCTTTTTCTTCTCTTATTTCTTTTCTGGCTCTATCTGTTGCTATTGCTATATTTCTTGCTTCCCTATACTCATCAATCATATCCTGTGTTAGGGGATTTCCTTGAGGGTCAACACCTTCCCCAAGCATCTTTTTAAGCATAACGTTTGTATACCATCTCTTACCACCTGCCTCTATAAATTCACCTGTCTCGGCAATTGCAGGTGTTTCTTTTGATTTTGTCTCTAATTCTCTTTTTCTTTCTTCCAGATTAACAATTTCTTCAGCAAGTGTCTTTTTTTGCCAGATAAGTCTGTCTATTTCCTTTTGAATTTTTGCTTTTCTTTCATCTGAAGGAGCTAATTTTTTTTCCTTTTCTTTAGTTTCTATTTCTTTTTCTTTCTCAGCTATCACTTCTTGTTTTTTATCAATAGCTTCCCTATCTATTGCCTCTGGTAAGACTTCCTCTGGCTCTTGAATTACCTCTTCCGTAGGCTTCTGTTCTACGATAACTTCTTCCGTAGGAGTTTCTTCTTCCTTTTCGATAATTTCCTCTGGCATTTTATATCTCCTTTATTTTTCCATCAGGACTAAATCGCCCTGAAGTTCTCTAAATCTTTTTCTACCTGTTTCCTTTACAACCCTCCAGCCCTTCTGCTCATATTCTGCAATCCTATCTTTTCTAACAGAACGCAAGACTTTAGGTTTTTCTTTCTCTACCTCTTTTTTAACTACCATAAACACCTCCTTTACAAAATTTTTTATCCTGCCTGACATAAATTATCTTTTGGCTCTTTCTTACTTTCTGATTTAGTTATATTCATATTGCTTATCCCGCCTAAAAACAAATTAAACTCAAAATTTATCCTGCCCGTATATTTGCCTGATTGCAGGTTAATCAGTTCATCCTCAATTTGTTTTAAATACCAATTCATTGCATTAAATAAAAAAGGCGCTTACGTCAGCAAAAACGATATTGCTGATTTAAGCGCCTCTTAGTTTTCTTCCGAAGCGTTTTACTTACTTAATCTTCTTGCGGTATTGTTTCCTCATCGCATTTTATTTGATTATCAATATATCTTTTAATTATCGGTATAACCTTATCAGCTCTCCTAATAAATATAATTGTAATCTCTCCGCCTCGTATATATGCCTGATAACATTCTCTTAACAATGCCTCTTTCCACTTCATTCGCCCTTATCCATTTTCTGTAATCTCTTCCAACGTTTAATCTCATAATATAAAATATATGCTAATAAAATTGTTATAATATCGAATTGCAATAAATCAATAAATCTACCTAAATGAAAAAATCCTATATTTTTAATAAAAAGAGCATAGCTTAAACTTATCATTCAATTTTTTTCTCAAGCCATTTTATTATACTTGCATATAACTTGATTAATTTTTTCAGTAATATATTTATTTTCAAAAGTTAATATTTTCGTTTAGTTTCTTGCGTAGAAAGATAATTTGCCAGCCTTATTGCCTTGCCTGAGCAAAATTTATCATTATCCTTTGTGGACATACAATCACGATAGACGGAGTTTGCAATCTCCGCCCACTTTTTTGCCTGAGCAGAGGTTAAACCTTTTTTATGCTTTTTAGCATCCCCAGCAGACCAAGGCATTTAATAAACCCTCCTTTTAAATTTCATTCCCTTTTTCTAATGTTTTAAGCTCGTTTTCTAATATCTTAATTTGATTATCTATCGTTTCCTCGAGCTCAAGTATATCCTTATATCCTCTGCATTTTCCTGCATAATATTCTCTGTTCGAATTAGTTATAGCGTGTAATACATTGTCTGCATTATTATAAAATATGCCTATTTCTCTTTTAAGAGCGTTCCATAATTCTGAATTAATAAGCTCCCCTAAAAGCTGGAGATGGTTCAGCTCCTCCTGTTTCGCCTGCAGGTAGCCCGCCATATTCTTCTCCTTTCATTGCCTGTTTACCAAACATAACCTCACGCATCAACATTGCCTGCATCATCTGAGTATGTATTTTATTATGCGCTACGATATTTTGTTTTATTTCCTGTGGTGTATTAGGTTCAAGAAGCATACTATTATGAGATTTTATATGCGTTATATGGTCTTCGTTCTCTAAGGGTTGCACTTGTTCGCCCTGTAAAAATCTCGCATTCTCTTCCTCTGGTGTATGTATCATCTCCCCAGGGACTTTTGGCAGGAACTTACTTACACCTAAAACATTCATTTTATCAAGCCACCATTTCGTGAGTTGATAATATGCCTGTAAACCCTGTGGGCTATTTGGCATAAATAATACATTCTTGCTCATATAACTATAAACCACTGTTGCCTTCTGTGCTTCTAATGTCTTATTGGCTGATAAAACATTTCCAGTAAGTTCAAAATCAGGCAAGCTCTTAAGTGCAAAATCCTCTAAACTTACCTTCTGAAAATCATATTTCCCGCTTTCCCCCGCTATCCTCATAAATTTATTTTCTGGCATATTTTCTGAATAAAGCAGAAAATGCCTCAAAAATATATCCTTCATAGTCTGATTAAATCTATTTATAATAAGATTAAGGCGGACATTGCCCGATTCAATTAATTTAGCAACTTTTATTCCAGGGGCGCTCGGGTCAATTTCAGAGGTCTGCCCCACTTGGTAATCGCCTATTGAGAACAACCTCTCTGTCCAATATATTACAATTTTCATCATTTCAAATATCTGCTGATTAGGCGCTGGGAATTGGAATATTTTAACGCTACTTGGGTCTGTAGTAGGATAGGCAAATCCTGCCTCAAGTTTAACCTTTTCCTGACGCATATTGCCCAATGGCGTAAAGAACACAATAGGCTCATTTGATAATACAGTTCCCTTGGCGGTCTGATTATGAAAACTATCATATTCCTTCTGAACACTTTCCATAAACTCCATAACACCTATCCCTTCAACTCCACCCTCATCATCAGGGATAAATCTTGCCATATTTATAGGTCTTAATTTAAGAGGGAATTTATTCCTCTTTGCTAATAATAATACCTTATCCTCTAAGCACACAAGGAATATATACTCCTCTTCAGTAATCAATTTCTCGTCCTTGTCTTCTTCGTCCTCTTCCTTTAAAATCATCGAGCCATAAGCCTCTAAGATAGTCTTTTCATTTTTTGCTAAGGCAATTGCAATTCCATCCTTATCTACCCTGCTTGTTTCTCCGCCTTCTGTATCGGTTATCTTTTCAGACACACCTTCATAATATCTACCTTCCTTCTCTCGCTTGATAATATCATCTTTAAATAGTCTTAATCTATGTATCTCGTGATGTGGCTTTTTATCTAAGGATGAGCCTCTTGGAATGATGTAATCTTTCCTTGAAAATATCTCAAGAACAGGCCCATCATATAAAAGTTTCGGCTCTTCGTATTCTTCTGTTAAGGGCTGGCTGGTTTCTGGGTCAATAGCAGACTGGCCTGTAAAGGGATTTATAACTGGTCTTGTCTTTGTAACTATTCCATACTGCTTATCCCAATACATCTTATATGGACATCCACCTATTTTCCCTGTGCTATGGAATAATCTATCTACTCTGTCAAATAATTTTAACTCATTCTTTGCAGACCAATTCATAAATATATTTATTTTCTGGATTTTTTTGACGTCATTTTCTTCGGTAGGAATAACATTAACTATATCTTCCTGTGCAAAATATGTATTCATTATATTGGCGTGAATAACCTCAAGAACTACTGTTGAAAGCGCCTGTCTATAATCGGGGGTATTCTCGTCTGTTCCTAATACCTTTTTGCGTGTCATCCTCCATTGCTCGTCCCACTTATCAACTGCATCGCAGACCTCTTGATGATAAGATAAATCTTCATTATACCAATCATCTATAACCATTTTTACAATACGTTCTTTTTCCTCATCGGAGAGTTTAAGCAAAACACGCTTATTCTTCTCCTTAATTTTCCTGATAAATTCCTCTTCAGTCATAGATGGCTTCTGGGGTTCTTCTTGAACTGGCGGTATATTCTGAAGACCCTCTGGTATTAAACCTTCATTTAATTCATCTGCCATATTTAAAACCTCTTTTTATTTTTTAGAAAACTATCCAATCCACTAAAAAAACTCCCCTTCGGCTTTATAACCTTAGGCGTATTAGCCTCAATAGCCATACTGTCAATTCTTAACCTTGCCATCTCTAAACCAGCATATA